TTTGGTTCTACATCAAATAGTCTCATTCCTTTCTGTGGTACATGAGTGCGCTCATCGAGTACACCGTTTTTACGAAGAGCTCTTCGCTGTCGCTTTGAAAGTGCCATATACTTACCTTCTTGTTGTTATTTGGGTTTCTATCTTATACTCGCCAATTCACACATACTAAAAAGTATTAATGTTACTATTCCTCCCTGATGCTTTTTTGACTGACTTGAGAATATCACGGAATCCCTCATCTGGTTTTTGGTTATAACCAGTTATAAGATTATTCCGCGAAGTGGTAATGATTCTAGTGAGGTGAGGGTTGTTGGCCGAGAATGTTTCCATCTCGGAAATTTTGTGGAAGTGTTCTTCCTGTTCACCGGTCTCAGAATTGAGATATACGTAGGTAGGCATGTTTTATTTATAATTTTCTTGTTCTAACAAGGCCTCAATATCATTGGACCTGAGTATATTTTGTACTCTTTTTTCTTGCTTATGTTCACGATACTCATGAATAAACTCACGTTGTCCACCGTCTTGAAAACGACGTTCTTCTTTGCGATGGTTACTTTCTCGTTTTGACTTGCTCATAATAGCCCCGGAAATGCTTCTTCAATAAGTTTAGATGTAATTCCCTTATATGGGATTTTTTTATCTTTGACTGCCAAAAGAAGTTTTGCTTCTTCTGGGTGAATTGATTCTAATACTTGAATAAACAATGTTTCTCGTCGAATTGGATGTAAATTCTCGTTGCCACCTTCAATAAACAAATACAAACGACGTGCTTCGTTATATAAGCCATTATCGTTTTCTTCTGCTTCTTCAAACTCACGATACGGTGGATTACCATCAGGCAAAGCCCAAACAATTGATGGGTCGAAAGCATACTTAAATAATTGAAGCATGACTTTATTTGGATGGTGTGATTTAAGAAACTTTACCTTTTCTTTACGAGAAGAGATCTCTGAAGCTTCTTTAAGAATTTTACTAACGCGGGGAAGTGCCATTTTAAAACTCGCTAATATTTTCCATAAGATTTTTTAATTTGTTTTTGATAAAGTAGTTAAATAGCTTATCTCTACTTTTACCATCTTGGTTATCATATTGATCGTAAACCTGATTAATAATTCTTTCAGGTATTTCTTTCAGATCAATAAGCATTCTATTACGACAAAAATTCTGATAAATTTCTTGTGGCCATTCTGATCCTTCCGTATTTAAAAGCTCATGCATTTTTTTAACACGCAATGGTTTTTGTCGAGAGTCACTAACAAATGTATCGTCAGCGCTCAACACATTTGGTACACCATCACCAACATCACCTTTCATAATATGTTCATTGAGGAATGAGTCAGGATCATTGCATTTAATCCAACGCTTACGAACTGGATCATATTGACTTACATTAGAATACTTTTGTAATTGCTGAAAGTCTTTATCACCTGATAAAATAAGAATAGCATCACCGCCTAACTCTCTTCCATACTTAGCGCAAAGCGCCCCGATAACATCGTCGGCCTCTGCAGTTTCAACTTGGATAGTACGATATGGAAAGTATTCTTTAAGTTCGTCGCGGATTTTGTTGAGTGATTGAAAAATGGAATTCCAATCGAGATCTGATTGCTCTCTGCTCTTTTTACGACCAGCTTTATAGTAGGGAAAAATATTTCTTCGCCAATAGTTTTTATCGTCGCAAGCAATAACAAGTTCGCCATACTCTTTACCAAACTTAACGAGATTATATCGAATAGAATTAAGAATCATATGCCGTAAAATATTCTCATCGACATCTACTTTATGGCCACCAAGAGAAACCATAAGATTAGCAATCATTACTTGGTTAAGGTCTAAAATAATCACAATATATTTCCTTCACAATTTTATATATTCTACCACAATCACACAAAAATGTCAACTAGAAAAAGTCAAATTCTAATTGATCAGGATTTTCGAACATGACATAATTTTGGTCAGTATATAGTGTTTGCGAGAATCCTTGCATGGGATGAGTAATAGAATTAAACTTAAAGACGAGAGATCTTAGTGATTCAAACATGAGAGATATATCGTATACGTAATCTTCGTTAGATATATCATAACCATCATGGTGTAACTCTGTTAAAAGAAATCCAGCGTATTGATCGCACATATCCTCTAGATCTTCAGAGGCAGGTTTAAATTCTGCGTCGAGTCTTCTTTCAATAGGAAATCTGATAACATTGTTTTTTTCTTCCATGAATATATTTATCAAGTTCCATATCTAAACATTTTCCCCTGTATAGATCTATCTTTTGTATTTTCTATTAAACTTGTCAACATAGCGTTCCACTCATGTGTCCTACGTTCCCAACCATAAAATACATTAGAATAAGAAGATGCAGAACTATTAGGCTGATAATTTTCTTTAGCCTTTGTAACTGCGTTATCTAAAATGTTGTAAAAGATACCTGCATGCTGATTTACATCTTCATGCAATTGATACATTTGATTCCAATTGGCTGCTGTTTCTGGCAGGGCAGCATAGTTAGAATGAATGCAAATAAGTCCTGCCGACATAGCTTCCATTAAACACAAACAAGAAGTTTCAGCCCAAATAGATGGGTAAGCAAAAATATGAGATTTTTTAAGTGTATCTCTAATAACAGAATTGTCTACTGTTCCGTGATTAGTGATATGTGGATGCTCATCCATTTTATCAAACAAATCTTTAAACTGCTCATCTCGTTGTTCCCAACCATAAAGCTTAAAAGATGAGAAAACATCAAGATGAATATTATCATGCTTTTCACAAAGAGCTTGAAATACTGGAATTAAGATTTGCAAACCACGATGAGGAGTAGGCGTATATACAATGTTAACACCATCTTTGGTATCAGGTTTTTCATGCTCTTCAATTGGATCAATAGCGTTATGCAATACTACGCACTTCGACCAAGGAATACCATAGGCTTGCATATAACCTTGCATTTGCCAATTAGATACAAACACAAACTTATGAAACTTTTCTTGCTCATCTTTATCTTTGAGAAATTCAGATTCAGGATCACCTGGTAAATCATGAGCCCAGAAAATCCGAACTTTATCTTCCTGTAATTCTCTAACTCTCGATGAAACAATCTGGCATTCTTTTAAAAGATCTTTATTAACTCTTTCGGCAAGTTCTATTGTCATTTTTTCGGTGCCGCCCATCGAGTTTTCATTTGTTTCATTGCGAACAAATACGCCATCACGAATCTCAGCCATTACAATTCTTCTCTATCTTTTTTCAAATTATCATTCTTTACAGATTGAACTACACCACGATTTCCTTGGTTACTTTTTGCAGTAAATGGAAATAAACAAAGTGTATAGCCATTGCTATCTTTAACAGATCCCATAGGATAAACAATCTGATTTGTCTTTTTTACACGCCAAACGTCTAACATTATAAACTAACTCCTTTGAGCATATCATTCATTTCAATATGATTTTGATAATCGGCAACATATACATCATCAATCATAATATGTGGAAAGCCTTCTTGATCTGGAAACTGATCTAAGAAATCATCAATATCAACATCTGCTGATTCATCAGCGCCAACTTTAAGTTCTGTATACTCGATGTTGTTCTCTACAAAATAATCTTTTGCTACAACGCAGTGGCCACACCCATCGAGTGAATACATTACAACTTTCATTTTATTTCCTCTAAATGTCTTCCGTTAATTTTTCCGCCAACAAACTCGTTATAATAATCTTCTCGCAATAAAACATTTCTGTCGACTTGTTCTTTGAGTTCATAGTAAGCACATTGTGTTTTGCTATTACATAATAATAACACATGTCGCTCGATTTTGTCAATACCTATTTGCTCAATGTCTTGTAATAAAGATTTACTGGATCCATAATATTTTTTCCAGTCTGATTCGACTCTAACCTTTTTTCTTTTTCCTTTAACACTGCGCACTGCACGAGTCCAAAAGAACTTTTTACCTATGTATTGACGATTGTTTTGTTTGTTTTTGAGAAGATACACCATGCCGACATAGTTTTTTACGTCTTCACTCTGCAATGTTTTGCCATGATAAATCCACGGGTTTGGGTAGTCTGACATATTTTATTATAATATTAGATTCTTCAAAGAGCTGCTTTGTAAATTCAAAACTATCATTCCACTTTTGTTTATCAAAACAACTCTCTTCGATTATAACTTTTTTGATGCCAACTTGGATAACTCCCTTTGCGCATTCAGAACATACTGGAAGTCCATAAACATATAAACTAGCACCGGCTAATGATATACCATTTAAACATGCATTGTATATACAATTTTTTTCTGCATGTACTACATATTTATATTTTTGTTCACGGTCGTTTAAACGTTCCTCGGTGTCATCGATTCCAGCTGGAAATCCATTATAACCAGTGCTTAGTATTTTTCTATTTTTACCTACAGTTACAGCACCTACTTGCCTTGATGGATCTTTGGACCAAGTTGAAACTTCCTTGGCCATAGCCATAAAGCGTTCATCCCATTTCCCAATCTTCATCATATTCTTCCAAATCTAATAATTCAATACTGCACACTGGACAATAACTAATTTCAACATCATCTAATTCATAGTTAGCATCGCGAATAATAACATCCATCTTTACTTCGCACGACTGACACTTAATAGTTTGTTTGACAATGTTTTTCGACATTAAAGTGAAAATCCTTTAAAAGTTGAATCATCTAAATCCTTTTTGATTCCACCTACAATGTATGAAGTGATTTCTGTTTCTTGTGGTGCAACTTGTACTTCTGCTCCGCTAATCCACTTTTGTGTCCAAGGCAAAGGATCTGTTGTACCACGTGAATTACTTAAACCAATTGCATACATTCTTTTGTTTGTAATAAAGTCTACGTAGTTTGAAAGCAACTCATAATTAAGACCAATCATTGAACCATCTTTAAACAAATACTTTGCCCACTCTTTTTCTTGATTAGATACATCTTCAAAGATTTGTAAAACAGTTTCCCTTTCTTTTTCAGCAATCTTAGCAAACTCTTTATCTTCCTTTGGAAGTAATTTAATAAGTTGTTGAGTAGATGCCATGTGCACGTTCTCATCACGTGCAATAAACTTAATAATTTTTGCGTTGCCTTCCATTTTCTTAAGTTCAGCGAATGCCCAGCTGCAAGCAAATGAAACATAGAATCTAATACCTTCAAGTGCATTGACTGCATTCACTGCAAGCCATAGATTTCTCTTCGTTGGTTTATTAATTACATCATCATAATACTTAGAAATAGATTGTGCACAATCAACTATTTCTTCGATGTCTAACATTTCATCAAACACTTTCGATGGATCAGAATAAATGTTACGAATAATGTGAGTGTAAGATCGTGAATGAATAGTCTCACTAAATGTCCAAGTAAGAATCCAATTTTCTAACTCGGGCAATGAGCAAATAGGTAAGAACGCTTCAGCTGGTGCTCGGCCTTGCACAGAATCCAAAAGAATTTGGCGCTTTAAGTTACTAGTAAAGATATGCTGCTCATGCTCAGTAAGACTCTTAAAGTCTTTGCTATCGCGACTAATATCAACTTCTTCTGGTCGCCAAAAGAAACCTAGTTGTTTATCAGTTAACGTTTCAAAAATACGATAACGCTGTTTATCATAACGAGCAATATTAACACGCTCTCCAAAGAAAGCAGGCTGTGATTGTGCATCGATTTTTTTTGTAGTAAATACTGACATTAAATCCTCTTTATAGTTTACAGCTGTCGCATTCTTCTTCTACAACAGGTTCCAGTTCTTCGGGCGGGTCTCGTGTATCTTCAATCTCACCTGCTCCATCAAATGTATTATTATAATATAATTGCTTGCCACCATACTTATAAAACATCAGAATGTGCTTAAGCATTTCACTTAAAGGAATTTTTTCTTCACCATAGTGTAATGGGTTATAACTTGTATTAACAGAAATACCTTGGTCAATAAACTTTTGAAGTATTGCCATGATTTTAAGATAACCTTCTGGAGATTTTTGATCCCATAAGAGATCGTATTTATTCTTTAGGCTTCTTATACTTGGAACTACTTGTTTTAACACACCATCCTTTGATTGCTTAACTGAGATGAGCGATCGAGGTGGTTCAATACCATTTGTACTATTACTGATTTGTGCTGAAGTTTCAGCAGGCATTAGCGCCATTAATGTAGAATTACGAATACCAAAATTTTCAAGTTGAGCTCTTAGTCCATCCCAATCCATTTTATATTCTGGCTTGACCAATTCATCTACATCTTTTTTGTAAGTATCAATTGGTAAGATCCCATCGTTATATCGTGTTTCATCTGACTTTAGGCATGGTTGTTTTTCTACAGCAAGGTCGGCTGACGCCTGAATAAGATAATAAGACCAAGCTTCTGCATACTCATGAATAAGCTCAAGGTTAGGATCTTGATAGTTAGTATCATTCTTAGCTAGCCAATGAGCAAAATTGATAATACCAATACCCAATGGGCGACGATTCATAGTACCACGATGAGCTGCAACAACAGGATAATCTTGATAGCTTAATAAAGCATCCAAAGCTCGTACTGCGAGAGTACATGGCTTTTCAAAATCTTGTGGCTTACGAATCATGCCCCAGTTAATTGCAGCGAGTGTACATAAACTAATTTCACCTTCGGGATCATCGATACTTTTAAGTGGTGTTGTTGGTAGATTAATTTCACAACATAGGTTTGATTGATAAATCGTAGCTTTGTTTTTATCAAACGCACCATGATCATTAGCATGATCAACATTCATTAAATAAATTCTTCCAGTGTCTTTTCTTTCTTGCGCAAACGCAGAGAAAAGATCTGAAGCTAACATAGTCTTTTTACGAATAGATGTTTTACGCTCGTACTTTTCATACAGTTCTTTAAACTTATCTGCGTCAGTAAAGAAAGCTTCATACAAATCAGGCACGTCATGTGGAGAAAATAAAGTAATATTGCCACCACTAATAAGACGCTCGTACATAACACGATTAAATTGTACACCATAATCCATGTGTCTTACGCGTGTTTCTTCTGTTCCTTTGTTGTTTTTAAGAACTAAAAGATCTTCGACTTCGTAGTGCCAGATGGGGTAGTAGACAGTAGCCGCACCGCCGCGGACACCACCTTGACTACAAGACTTAACAGCAGATTGGAAATACTTAAGAAAAGGAATAATGCCAGTGTGAGAAGTATCACCATTACGGACAGCGGAACCGATAGCGCGTATACGACCAGCTCCGACACCGATCCCGGCTTTTTGAGAAACATATTTGACGATTGCTGATGATGTTGCATTGATAGAATCCAGTGAGTCATCTGTTTCAATAAGAACACAAGATGAGAATTGACGTTGTGGTGTACGTACACCTGCCATGATTGGTGTGGGTAAACTAATTTCAAAATTACTTAACGCGTTATAAAGATCAACTACCCATTGCAATTTATTTTCTTTGTAATCGTGGAATAAAGTCATAGCAATGCACATCATTGCCATTTGTGGTGTTTCAAAGATTTGACCATTAGTACGATCTTTAACGAGATACTTTCCTCGCATTTGTTCCATCGCCGCATAGGTCAAAGCGAAGTCGCGATCGTGATCGATCTTACTATCTAAATATTCTATTTCTTCGCGTGTATAATTATCCATTAACACACCATCATACCTAAACTCACCGACATTCATTACAATATGTTCGACAAGAGACGGAGGCTCGAACTGGCCATAGACTTCTTTGCGTAGTCCATAATTAATAAGACGACCAGCTACGTACTGATAGTTAGGTGTTTCTTCACTAATCATATCGGCGGCGGCTTTAATAAGTGTTTCTTGAATATCAACAGTTTTTACATTATTATAAAACTGAATATGAGTTTTAATTTCAAGATCTGAGACAGAAACACCAGACAAACCTTCACACGCAAAGTTAGCTACCTTATGAAACTTTTCGAGA